GGCGCTTGTGGTACACCGGTATTTGCCAAGTGTGGGGGAGGAACTGTAGTGGTTGGAGTTCACTCTGCCGCTCAGGACTTTTCCCACCTTTGCTATGCGCCCTCCATCACTCAGCTTCATTTTGAACGTATCGAAACTGGGGGGCTCATGAATCTTTTCTCATTTCCTAGGACAATTCCGGAGTCCACTGTTGCTCCTTCCAGACATTCTCCTTTTAGGTTTGAAAATTTGGGAGGCCTTATGTACTTTGGAGCTGTGCCTGGAATTAAAGTTTTTCCTAATCAGAGAAGTAAGGTTATCAAGACCCCTTTCTCTGGCTTAGCTCGTGAACAGTATAATTGCTCCCTTGTAGATGATCAGGGTAAAGAGCTCTTCGGAGCTCCTCCTATGAGACATTTTACTAAGAACGGAGTATATTATAACCCCTATAACATTGCATTGAAGAAGCTTTCTCATAACAAGCCTGGTCTTGACCGGCTAGTTCTGGAGAAGATTTCCAATATCTTGGTTAATAGATTTTCGACTGGGTTAGGGAAAGTATCTCCCATTACTGTTGAGTGTGCTATCAACGGAATTAGAGACGATTGTATCGCTCGCCGAATGAATGCGAATACTTCAGGGGGATTCGGCTTTGAAGGGAAAAAGAGAGATTGGTTACCCATAGTAGAAGAATTGGATGACTATCTTAAGCGAGAGCCGATTGAGGAACTCAAGAAGAGACTCAACCACTTGCTGGACTCCTATATGTCAGGGAACATCCAGTGTTTTATTTATAAAGCACACTTAAAAGATGAGCCCCGACTTGAGGAGAAAAATCGTGAAGGCAAGACCAGAGTCTTCTACATTACCCCTATAGATGCACTTATCCTTCAAAGGATGTTTCTATATCCCTTGTATAATAGGATGATTGATAACCAAACTTTGTTCTGTTCTGCAGTTGGGATTGACATGCATCGAGGGGCACAGGATCTGGTTCTGAAACTGAATTCTTTCTCCAAACATTACTTGGAGTGGGATTATAGTAGCTATGACCAGACGATGCCATTTGAGATCCGATTGACTACAGCGACTATCGTTGCCCGAACTCTTGAGAAGTGCGGATACAATGATCGTGCTATGAAGATCGTTAAAGGTCTCTTAACCGATGGTTTGTTTCCTATGGTGCTAATGCTGGGTGACTTGCTTATGGCACTTGGTTTGCAACCATCAGGCAAGGCAGCCACTGCAGAAGATAACGGTATTTCTGGGGTGGTGAACATCATGTATTACTGGTATACTCATCCAAAATTGAAGGAACTGGATTTTTTCCAGTTTGTTAAACCAGTCGTTTATGGTGATGATCTTCTCGCAGCTGTCAAGAAGGAGGTGTTGAAATTTATCAATAATATCCTCTTTCAAGAATTTGCGCGAGATATTTTGGGTATGAAGGTTACTCCAGCCCAGAAAAATCAGGAGTTTGCTAAATCTTTGAGCTTAAAGGACGTGTCTTTTCTGAAAAGAAAATTTGTGTTCTCAAGAGTATTAGAGAGATGGGTAGCTCCATTAGATATACAATCGGTTACTCGAATGTGTACCTATTACATTCCTTCCAAGAGCGTTTCAGAAACTACTCAATTTATTGATATTGTTACTTCTTCTCTTTGGGAATGGTTTTTCCACTGTAAGACTAATCTCGACTATGATAGAGTTCGGGACAAGTGGATCGAGGCTTTGTGCGGGCGATATTCTATTGACCCCGACTACCTCGAGGTAAGTCTTCCCACGTTCAACCAGTTGGTTGAGCGACTGAGTATTGAAGACCATTCAGTTAAACCAGAGTCTTCACTCTCGACGGTTGGTACGACCTATCGAGATGTAACCCAGTACGCTAAATTACTCTTAGCTAATTACTATCAGCAGTTAGAAGACTTGCTGAACAACCCCATTGAGTCAGAGACTTTTGGGGATACTCCTGTTCATATTTTGAGGAAACAGACAAATTATATGTCTTATCCTCATTTGAAGAGGAAATATGTGGCTCGAATTAGATATTTGAACCGAGTTCAAAATCTAAAAGCCACTATTGCTCTGTTAGAGAACTCTCAGATTCCTAAAGTTGAAGCTTTCACCATTCGCCCAGAATCTTCTGGGAATACTGCATCAGCGATGATGACTGAAGGGACTCCTGCGGTCCATACTTCAGAAACAGTTCAAGATTACCTTGGTTCTATTCAAAATGTTGTGGATCACGGAACTCCTACTGCCTCTGATCAGGGACAGAAGGAGGTTCTTGAGATTGGTGATTTCTTTGAGCGTCCTATTAGGATTGCAGATGGAAATTTAGCTATAGGCTCCCATTTAACTACTTCTTACCAAGTTTGGGATCTCTATACTCTGAATCCAGCTGTCAGAGCTAAGTTGAGAAATTATGCATACCTTAGGGGAGAGCTACATCTAAGGATTGCTCTTACTGGAACTCCTTTTAATTATGGGAAGGTGCTTTTTAGTTACCAACCTCAACCAAATAGGAACCAGACCCTAGACGGAGTTGACGCTTACCCTAATACGGATATCCTCCGTAATTATCTGAGTCAATCTCCCGATGCCGCAGTGGTAGATGTTTGTGAGAATGCTCCAGTGGAGATTACTTGCCCTTTCATCTGTCACAAGGAAATGTGCAACTTGTATAACAATGCTGCAACAGTGATAACTGATACAGACTCTTACGAAGACTTTGAGGAGTTTGGTGCTCTTTTTGTAACGACCCTTAATGTTCCTCGTAGTGCCTCCGATGGCGACGAGCCTATTCGATACTATATCTATGCTTGGATGGAGAATGTTGAATTGGGCACGACTACCGGAACGCATCTTGCAATTCGCACTGAGTCTGCTTCTTTACCATCACGCGATTTTGTGATACGACCGGAATCTAAACCTGATGAACGGGATACGGGACCAGTGGAGGCGTTCGCTAGTGGGGCGGAAAATGTATCCGCCGCTCTAAAGGACGTACCTGTAATTGGAACCGTTGCCAAAGCATCAGAGATAGGATTCGGAGCGCTAAAGAAGGTAGCATCAATCTTTGGTTGGGCTCGCCCAATCAAGACGGAAGATGCTTCATTGGTAAAGAATATGCCGTACCAAAATAGCGCAATTACCATAGGTTCCGAGACAAATTATAGATTGGTTTTGGATCCTAAACAAGAACTTACCGTTGCTCCTCGAATGTTTGGAGATGAAGTTGATGTAATGGCGATGGAGTATATCGCTAACACAAAGACTTTTCTGACCTCGTTTACGTGGTCAGTATCTGACAATCCAAATGAGTTTATTTGGTATAGTTCTGTTACTCCTGATCTCAAGACTCTTGAGTATATCACGGGAGGTAAAATCTCCCAACCCACGGCTATGGCTTTTGCCTTACGTCCTTTTGCGGACTGGAGGGCTGACGTAGTTTTCACCTTCCAAATAGCTTGCTCGAAGTTTCATCGAGGAAAGCTGATGTTCGTTTACGAACCGAATAATAGTCAAGGGGCTTTACTTGCTGCGAATGAGTTTGATCTCAATAAGCAGTATGTCAAGATTATTGATATTCAGGAAACACAGGAAATCTCTTTCTGTGTTAAATGGGCGCATTACCGCGCTTGGTGTGAGGTAGGCACCGAAAACCATTCTCGAGTTGAAGAACTCTATGGAACCACCTTTGGTGGATACTCCACAGAGTCAAATGACTTGAACGGACTGATTTTTGTCGCTCCTTTTAATGGTTTAGTGTCTCCTGACGCCGCTGATATTGATCTAGAAATCAATGTGTATGTTCACGCAGAAAATTTCAAGGTCAATAGATTGACTGAGGCAAATATGAGTTACCGCACTACTCCGGATCCACCGGAGATGCTGGTTATTCGTCCTGAGTCACGTTTGGGCTCGTCGTTATCGAGCCAAGAGGTGGAGTGTGTCGTCATGAACGATTCAACTGCTACCACAAATGAGATAGCCCAGGATCACTTCGGTGAGCAACCTGTTTCATTTCGCTCCATTTTGAAGCGATATACATGGCACAGTACTGCTCTCGATCTTTTAACTGGGACCCAATCCTTAGGTTACTTGACTTTTACAGTCCAGTTTCTACCCTATGAAGATGCCTCTTCGGTTGTTGAAAGACATAGTCTATTTAACTATCTCCGAAAGGCATATGTCGGAATGCGTGGGGGAGTTAGGCATAGATATAACTATCTATCCTCCGCCACCATTGGAACCAATACACTTGTTACGGTTTCATTAGATCCGGACACTGATAGTACTTTCTCTCAGACAACTGCAGTCGAAGGGAGTGCCTATGGCTCTTCCTATGATGCGAATAGTTGTTTTCTTGATGGAAGTGCACAGTTTATTCCTGATACTAATGCCGGAATAGAGGTAGAATACCCTTTCTACAGTCGGAATCTCTTCCACTATGCTTTTTCAAGCACTGGTGTAGGATCGAACCCTGGGGGTAAACAAAATATGGACCCAAAATGGTGCAAAACAGCTAGTGTTACTTCAACTCAGTTGAACAAGACTGGCTCGCAGTCATTTATGATGATGATCGACTTTGCTACCGCTGAAGATTTCTCTTTCTATCGGTATCAAGGTTCTAGATTCAACGTCATTATGGATCCTTAATTTCTGGGATTATAGTCGGACTTTGTACCGACATTCTTCTAAATAAATACTTGGC